TCAACACCAATGATAAACTTTCGATTTATCGTTGGGTCGTTGTATCGATTCTTCAATTGTTTAACCATTATCTGATTCTTTTCTTCTAGTTCCTCAGATGAGATTAACGCAAACATAAAGTCTGCCGTTGCAGGCAAACCAAATGATTCTGAAGTATCTTCAAGACCAACATCACTACTTACAAAACCACTTCTTGTAGTTTGTGTTGCAGAGAATATTGGAATATCGTTTTCGACTGCAAGGCCTCTTAGTTCTTCTGCAATCGCTTTTATATATGTGTACGAATTAACATTGGCGCCAGCCTTAAATCTTGACGAGGCACATATATTTAAATAATCAATAAAAACTATATCTGGTTTGAATGACTTCTTCAATGCAAGTTCACTCAATAAATTTTTGAAATGGCCAACATGTGCTGTTGCAGTTGGGTATTCTTTAACAATCAATTGACCAGATGTTTTCTTTTGTAACTTGTTAATCTTTGTTTCATACATCTTGTACGGTAGTTCTTCTAAATCACTCATGCCAACATTTAATAGATTAGCATCAACTCGTTCTGCGATTCGTTCTTCTGCCATTTCCATTGTGATGTACAATACATTCTTGCCCTGTAACAAAGTTGATGATGCAAGGTGAGTCATAAACATGGTCTTACCGACACCGGTGCCTGCAAGGCAAATGTTCAAAGTCTTAGATGGAATACCGCCTCGTGTAATCTTGTTGAAGAATTCTAAATCTAATTCAAGTCGTTCTTCTTTTCGATTGTAATATTCATATCGTTCTTTTGATTCAAGCAAATAATCATGCCCGACTTTCTGGTCGAATGAAACTGATAATGCCTCTGACAACATTTCAGGAAGATACTCTGGTGTATGGTCTTTATCTTTGCCATCAAGTATTTGAATACCGCCTAAGATTGCATTGTGTATTGCACGGTCTTTACACCATGTTTCTGTTGTTTCAACAAGCCAATCTAAGTTGATTGGTTCTGGATTCAAAGATGAAATAATTTCATTCATCTTTTTATATTCACCTTCACTAACGCCTTTGTTCGTATTCATTTCAATCGACAAAGATTCTTTTGTTGGAAGATTGTTATACTTATTTACAAACTTATATATTTCTGTGAAGATAAGTTTTTCTAATCTGTCTGTGAAATATTCTTCTTTAATAAAAGGTAAAACCTTTCGACAATATTCTTCATTATGGATTAGATTTCTAATCGCAGTTGTTTCGATTCTTTCGCTCATGCAATCTCGTTTGATTTAATCTGTATATTATACATTATTCGTCATCAAAAGTCAAGCCTTGTTCTTGTCTTTCTTTCATTTGTTCTTCTAACAAAATAACCAATATATCACCGATGTGGTCTACAAACTCTTGACTGTCGGTGTCGGCTTCTATTTTGTTTTCTATAACTGTGTAATCAAACACCATAGGTAAAACGCCATTGATTGCTTCGGACTCAGGTCTGAATCCTACATTGCCATATTTGTAAACGATACTTGCAAACGGACCACTAATGAGTTTAAGTCCTGTAAAGTCCTCTCCAGGTTTCTCTACAAAAACATAATCATCATTGTGTTTTGGATTTGTGGTCTTATGTGTCGGCGGTATCTTCGGTGTGTTCTTCGACTTCTTCAATGTGGTCTCCATACTTAAATTCTTTTGCACAAACGGCATCTAGTTGTTCTAATATTTCAGGTGTAAAATACTTTTCAGGATTATTATTTATAGTCTTACCAAAAGTCTTAGTGCCGTCTGGCAACTCAACTCGTGTAGATACTGATTTGAATATGCCGTGTTTCAATGCCAGTTCTAATAGACCATAGTATCTATCTAAACCTTTGTCATAAGTTAATCGAACATCAACCACCTTGTTCTCTCTAGTCAATCTTGACTTATGATTCTTACAATGAATAATGTTACCAATGATTTCAGTACCATCTTTTTCTTTGCGTTTAGAAAGATAGACAATGCTACTAGCGGCATATTTCAATCCTGACCCACCACCCATCTCTTTCTGTGGGAACATACTGCCCACCACATCATAAGTATGGTTTGTTATAATAAGGGGAACGGCTGCTTTCCCTAACTTTAAGGTGAGTACTCGAAAGGCGGCTTTTACAATTTGTGCCCTTGTCATATCTTTTGTTTCTTTACCTGCTTGTGTATCTTCCATCTCTTTCGTAGTCGATAACATACCTAGAGAATCTAACACAAGTAGTATTGGTTTTCTTTCTGACTTCTTTTGTTCAATGTATTTGTCTAATACAGTAATTGCTTGATGTCTGAATTCTTGCACAGTTGTAACTGGCATAACGACCATACGGCTACTGTCGATATCTCGTTCTTCAATCAAGTCTTTTGTAATTGCTGACTCACTCTCAAAGAATATTACACCGCCGTCTGGATTCTGGTCGAGAAAGTTCTTACACATGCCAAGTACAAAGAATGTTTTACCTGTTGCACTTTCGCCGGCGATTGCAGTAATCTTGTTTGATGGTAGACCTCTGTAAATACTACCGCCTAATAACGCATTAAAAATATACGAACCTGTATCAATAAAATCGTTCACATCGCCTGTTGAACCATCTGATACTAAACTTGCATATTCGTTACCTGTTTCTTTAATTATATCTTTTAAAAAATCACTCATGTTTTTAACTCCACTTTATATTCGTGTTTATGTTTAGGGTCTGTGTTTCTTCTTTTATATATTACTGCCCAATTCGATTCTCTTTCAAATCCGCCTGGAAATTTATCTAGTGAAAGTTCATGGAACTCCCACTCTGAATCTGGTTCTGATTTTAGTCTTGTTTGTACGGTTAACATAATTTTATTATACTCTGTTTGATTGCTTTTGTCAAGCTATATTTAGAAAAAATCATCTAGTGTTGCCACTCGTGAATTCTTAAACAAGTCTGATTCAGGTCCGAAACACCAGACATTCTCAATAAACATTTTGTTCATGTGTTCGTCTAGTTTTGTCTTATCAAACTTGCCATCTTCGTCATTAAATACTGCCTTGCCTTGTGGGCGTTGCATGATTCTCATGCCGATTTGGCCAAGAAACTTATCTTTCAATTTATCAACGAGTTCATCGCCTGAACGATAACGAACACCATGTATCTTAGGGTCCATAATATTGACAAACATATATTTAGAAACCTTCATTGTGTTCTCGGCAACAGGCAAATAAAAATCATCTCGCCATTTGTCATACTCGTTAAACTTAAACCAAGATTGATTTTCTTCTAGTTCGCCCCCTTTGTTGTATTCTTCTGTTGAGAAATAAGGTGGACTGGTAAATGCACAATCAATTGGTGGTAACTTATCATATGGTAAATCTTCTGCACCGCAATTCCATATTTGCACTTTCTTAGGTTTAGGTAACATCTTATTGTAAGTTGCTATTTGTTCTTGATATCTCTGATATGTGTTTGGGTTTGGGTCACAACCATAATATTCTTCGGCGTTTGAGGCAAAGAAACCAGCAAGTCTATCACCCCAACCACAACTTGTATCTAATACAGTTCTTGCTTCTGTGATGTCATAGATTGCTTTTGCAACGACAGGTTTAAATTGTGTTGCAATATAAGTGCCTAGTCTAAATGCAGACATATAACTTTTCTCATCTAACTTGCCACCCATGAGTTCTTCTTTACCTTCTATCATAACTTTTTGAACATCGTTAATGCCACGCCAGATAGGACCAAAACATTTCCATATATCATATGCAGAACCATTTTCCCAAACTTCTTTAGGTGCTCGAAAACCATAACTACCACATTCTAGTCGTAAGTCCTGGTGAAAATAATTTGACACATCATTAAAGGTGCTAGCGCCATTAATCAAGCCTAGTCCATAATCTTCATAACTATATTTGTAATCGTCATACTTTTCAAATACAATCTTTTCTACTTGTTCATTTGGAATACAAATGGTGCTGGTATCAAACTTTTGTAAATCAAAAAAAGACTTTCTCATATTGTCTTTTGTAATTTCTTTAAGTGGAAACACAGGTCGTTCTGTGGCAATATAGTCAGCAAGATTTGTCCTCATCTTATCTTTACCATACTCTGCGTTCATTCTTTCAAAGGTCTTGTTGTCTAAGATTGGCAACTTATCTTCTCTGGCCGCATCCTTGAAACGACCATATAGTTCTTCATCTCTTACATAGTGTGTGAATACATTTTCTTTCATTCTCTATTCCTCATTACAATTGACTGATACCATTTCATTAACCATATTACCTTTTGTGGGTAATGTTCGGGGTCTGGCATATTGTCTTTAAAATATTCCATAAATCTTTTTAGTTCTTCATCACTCATCAGAAAAACTCATCTAGTGTTGACTGTCTTTCAAAGCTCCAGTCGATTGCATTAACAATAAATCGTAAAGGCTCTAGAAACGATTTATCAAACTGAATATCATAATCAATATATCTATGCAAGTCAAACTCTTTTGGCAATGTGCCGATAAAAGATATGATGT